GGATTGTCTGATTTTGACTCATCAAACTGTAGACCAATTTGTGATAGTTGAAGTAGCGCCTGTCCACGCATTTCTTCGTTGTAGGTATAACCACGCCAGTTACTACGTGTAGCATAACGCTCACATAATTTGACGAACATATGGGCTAGTTTATTGGTCATTTGTCCGTGATCTTTTGAAAACTTACCGTTATCAAGGGTGCCCTTCCAATGGCTCTTAGCAACTAGGTATGGTTTACCCTCGTCGTCAACTTTAAAATGTTGGAACGGTGGAAAGTTAACCTTGGCATGCACTTTGTCATCAATTCCATAATCTTCTTGTTCTCGAGCTTCTTCAATATCATCAAACATTTCCTCAATCTTAGCACGTTTTTTTAACTGTGCTTTGGTAGGTTTTTTAGGAACCTTTGGAATGTGATCCCATGTCATTACACGGAATACCAAATCTGTGTCTGCTATTGTCTTTGGATCTAATTCCTCACCGTACTCTCTCTTGTAATTGAGACACTTTAGATCTCTTGCTTCTTTAAGGCGAGTTTTGTTAATTTTCTTAATGTCATGTATGATGATATCAAAGTCAGAATCAGTATCAAAGTTCTTGTAAGCACAATAACTCTTCTTTGACTTGTGTATTTCCTTTAATATATCTCTATTATTAAGATAATTTACTCTACGTCCTGTCCTGGTAATTACTTTATCTTCTGACACTTTAGGGTTCTCCTTGTTTGATACTAATAATTATACAGCCGATTAGCCACCTGTCAACCTTTTTTGGTTTAGCAATTATATACTACTATAATAGGTTGAAATAAATAGTATAAACGGAGAACAATATGGCAACACGAGAAGAAGCGATAGAGAGACTGATTGCTCAGGGACTGTCTAGATCACAGGCTGAACAAATTGTGGCCAACGATGACGGCCTTGAAACTAATGTCACGCCTATCCTCGGTGGTTTAGCACTTGGTGGTGCCACACAGCGTAACCCCACTCCTAACTTAGAGGGATATAACACTGTTGAGGAAGAAGTGATAACACCCGTAGAGCCTAACAGCAATCAGGGAGAGCCTGGCGGGTTTGATCCTGAACTATTTAAGCAACAGGCCAACATCAGAGATATCGAACACACCACTGATGATTGGAGATTCCGCATGCGATTGGCTCCTAGAAGCCAGGACTTATACAAGTCTGGTGATCCAGGCATACTACGACCATTGGTAGAGACAGACGGTGTAATATTTCCATATACACCTCAGATACAGATCAACTATCAGGCAAATTATTCAGAATCACAGCCCACACACAGTAATTACAAACAATTATTTTATCAAAACAGTGCTGTTACAGACATTAACTTAACAGCCACATTTACAGCACAGAGCACTAGAGAAGCAGACTACTTATTGGCCGCAATACACTTCTTTAAGTCCTGTACCAAAATGTTTTATGGACAGGATCAGAATAAGGGAGCACCGCCACCGTTGGTGTATTTAGATGGGTTTGGTGAACATCAATTCAACGAAATGCCTTGTGTTATAAATCAATTTAATTATATGTTGCCAGGAGATGTTGATTATGTGAGAACCAGTGGTGACTCAGGTGCCGCATCTATAGATTTATCTGAAAAGAGAGCATCAACAACATCATATAAATCTCCACTCTCAAGATTATTTGATCTCTTTAGCCAAGGAATAGGCAAAGGAGGAGGTCCTCGCAACTCACAACGTGTCAACCCCATTGGCAGTTTAAGCCAAGGTAAGCAGGATTATGTGCCTACTAAGATAGAATTCACGTTGATATTGTTACCAATAGTAACACGTAAGAGACAGGCCACTGAATTCAGTCTAGAGAAATACGCATCCGGCGAATTGTTAAGCAAAAGAGGTATGTGGTAATGGCAACAGAAACGCAATATACATCACGCTCTCCCTATTTTACTACCGCTAAGGTAGATGGATATTTGGAAATCAGAAATGATCGCAAGATACCCAAGTATGCCAGCGATCGAAAATTTAGGATAACAGCAAAATATCAATATCGTCCAGACATGCTGGCGAATGATCTGTATGACGACCCACAGTTATGGTGGGTGTTCGCACAGCGTAACCCAAACACGATACAAGATCCTATATATGATTTCGTAGTAGGCAAGACGATATACCTACCTACATTAGACACGCTAAAGAAAGCACTGGGCTTTTAATAAATGGCTACTAGTCAAGAAATCAATGCCATCAAGACACTGGCGCAGATCAATGTTGATCGATCTAAGGAGTTAGTCACACAGAGTGATGATCTCACAGAACCTTATTTCATAGGACTTAACAAGAATAAAAGTCCCAAGTCAGATCAAGTGGTGTTTGCCAAACAACAATCAGCAGTAGAACTTCAGATACAGTCTAACGAACAGAGTATATTAGACATTCAGCAAGTTGTTACCGACGGCAGTGCTAACTATCAAGTGCTAAACCTTAGACAACAGAACAGAGATCTAGCAGAAGCCAAAGACAAGATTGAGGATGCTAGATCATTGGCTGGCGACGACACTATAACAAGTCAATTTAGTATTGGTGAGGTCATTGATGAGGAAAAAGAAGCCCGCAAAGAAAACGCAACAGTACAGACACCTCCTATAGAGAATGTACCTACAGCAAATACTCCTGTTACCAGCAACGCAAATGAGACTATTGCTGATAACGATGGCAACGATATTAATTTCCAAACATCAGATGATCAGGGAGCGATCAGCAACGATAATGCTTCAGGGTCTACAGGACAAGGAACCAGTACTGGTGATCGAACATCAGATGATGTTGATATGGGACAAACAGTGTCAACAGCGGAAAAAGGCATAACAATACCAGACAATTATACTAAACCATTTGATGCTCAGCCTAACGTACTAAGAGAATTAGGGCATTATACCTATCAGATATCAATATATCTACAGAGCAAAGATGAATATGTACAGTTAGTCTCATCAAAAGAAAAAATACCAACAGGGGATCTCATAATACAAAGTGGCGGAATATCCTTAGACGAAAGAGTTGAAGAGTTTAAAGATTATGATTACTACATTGATGACCTAGAGATAGAGTCTCTAATGCCACAAGAAGTGGGCGGAGCAACTAATGCGACTAGCCTATCATTTAAAATAACAGAGCCATATGGTTTTACTTTCCTCTCAGCACTAAAGAAGGCCGCACTGCGTAAGATGGACGGCGAAAGCAGTGATTTCCTTAAACAACACTATCTTATGGTAATTAGATTCTTTGGAGAGGATGACGACGTTCAACAGGCAGGGGGAACAACAGCAGGAGGTTCAGCTACTCCAGCTACATTAGTAGAAAAATTTATTCCTTTTAGAATAAACAAGATAACCTCAAAGGCTACAACTGGTGCTGTTGAATATAACGTAGAAGGACTATCAGCCAATCATAATGAGGGCTTTGGCCAGAAGAGAGCCGCGATACCCTTCCAGGTTGAGATCAAAGGCCAAACACTAAATGATCTGTTTAATGGCACAGACGATACTAGAGAGATAACAACTGTGAATGCCGCAACAGGTGGCAGAGAGAACCAACCGGCGGTGTTGACACAACCAGCAGGGGTTAATACAACCAGCAAGACTTCCATCAGTACAGGATTAGTTACAGCAATGAATAACAGAATGAAAAAACTTGCTGATGAAGGCAAGATAGGAATTGCTGACAAATATAAAGTAACATTTGATATTCCCTCAGGTATGGCATCAGCAAGGATTAAACCACCAGGCACGGTTAAAAAAGAAAAAACAGCGATGTCAGATCCAGGACTTGGAGCCAGCGTATATCTATCATCCCGAGGTCAGGTAGACGGTGAAACATTTTTGATTAGCGCCAATGCTGGTCAACAGTTTCAGCAGTTCATTGATACCGTAACCAGGACTAGCACTTATATTACAGATCAACAGACATTTCATCTTGATCCAAATACTGGAGACCCTAAACAAAATGAAAAGAGTAATGAGGTCATGGCATGGTTCCGTATTGGAGTCAACACTAAACCTATAGGGTGGGACGAGATAAGAAACGATTGGGCATACGAAATTGAATATGTTGTAGTACCATCTCAGGTCAGTGATCTTAAGAGTGAATTCTTCCCCAAATCTAAGTTTTACGGAGTACACAAGAAATATAATTATTGGTTTACAGGAGAAAACACAGAAGTATTGAGTTATGAGGTTGACTACAATGCTCTATATTACATAGGTATAGGACAGGAAGTTCCTAAGTTGCCCACAGACAGTGCTAACAAGGATGATCAACATGCTAAGGTTGTAGAACCACCCACAGCAAGTTCAGGAGGTGTTGATGCTAAATCATCAGAACCTGCGGCCAGAGGTGCTAGTGTACTGTATTCACCTACAGACTATGCTCAACTGCGTATGGAAATATATGGTGACCCAGCCTACATCGTACAGAATGATGTGTTCTATGGATTGGGAGAATATAACGACAGATTTCTACCTGACGGAACTATCAACATGGATGGCTTTGAGACATTGGTAGAAATTAATTGGAACACCATTGAAGACTACAATGATGAGACTGGTACAGTTGAAATCAAAGCAATAGAGAAGAAATCTACCAAACAGAGAGACATCACAGGCACCGACGGTATGATATACTGTCTTACAAAAGTAACAAATAAATTTAATAATGGCCAATTCACTCAAGAGGTAAACGGAATTATGCGTGAGTTCCAAGAATCAGGTGTGGCTAATAGTACCAAAGAAACCAATGGGGATAATGTAGGTAGAGATGAAACATTATCAATAAGATCTCCGGTAGTCAATGTAGTAGGACGTTCTTCATCAGCTTCTACTCCTAGACTAGGAACAACTAGTTCTGGACCAACAAGGGTAACTCCGGTTCTAGGTGGATTGACCTTATCAGGTGCGACTTTCCAAGCACCAGATGATGATGCGAGTTAAATAGAAACATGGCAGAAAATATACAAAGAAATATAGGGCGAGGAAAGGCCTACAAATACGATAAAGAGGGAGTACCCTCGGAGTTTGGGCCGTTTATAGGAACGGTCAAGAACAACGTAGATCCTACAAGGAAAGGCAGGCTTCAAGTCTATATAGAACAATTTGGTGGCGAAAATCCAAATGACGAAAGCAACTGGAGAACCGTCAACTACGCATCTCCCTTCTATGGTGACATAGGCAGGATGGATGAAAGTATGCGTAACAGTGTAGATGGCACGGGCGAGTTCGTTGGCAACAAGCACACCTATGGCATGTGGTTCACACCACCAGACATAGGCACAAGAGTTATTTGTATATTCATAGGTGGCAGTCCGGACGAAGGTTACTACATAGCCTGTGTTCCAACCAGAGGATTGGGTCACATGTTACCAGCGATTGGAGCATCGACCAAGTATGTACAAAATTCATCAACTTCAAAATACCTAGCAGGCGCTAGTCAAGTACCAGTAACAGAGATCAATGACATGAATAACTCGGTCATTGAGAATCCAAGATATTATGATCAAGCTAAACCAGTACATGAAGTGTTGGCGTATGAATTGTTTCAACAGGGGCTGATAACTGACACAACTCGTGGACCCATAACGAGTTCCAGCCATAGAGAATCGCCTAGCAAGGTGTTTGGTCTCAGTACTCCGGGCCTTCCTATATATGAGGGAGGGATGTCTGAAACCACTATTAAGACACAGTTAGAAAAGGGAGAGATCACTTCTGATCAGATCAAGGTAGTTGGCCGACGTGGTGGGCACAGCGTTGTCTTAGACGATGGTGACATATCAGGTAAAGACCAAGTTATTAGAATTAGAACTGCCAAAGGTCACCAAATCACAATGAGTGATGACGGTGATTCATTCTATATCATACATGCTAACGGACAGACATGGCTCGAGCTCGGCAAGGAAGGTACTGTAGATGTATTTTCCACAAACTCTGTCAATGTGAGGACACAAGGCAGTATCAACCTACATGCTGACAAGGAAATTAATATGTCAGCAGGCACCAAGATCAATATGTATGGTAAGCAAGAAATAAATTTAGAATCGTTGACATTAAATCAACGAGGAGACACAGATATCAAGTTATACAGCAAGTCTAGGATATCAGCTAGGTCTGATGGTGTCATCGCACTTCAGGCAGACAAGACAACCAGTATTAAGGCAGGTGATTCTGTTCCAATTGAAGCAGGATGTATAAATCTTAACGGAGGCGGTGGTTTACCAGCAACACCAGTTAAAACCATACGTAAAAATAAACTACCTGACACTAAATTTAATGATCAAACAGGTTGGCAAGTTGAAACCGGCACGTTAGAAACCATTACAAGCAGAGCACCAACACACGAACCTTATCCATATCACGGACTAGGAATAGAAAATTCAGCAGATCTAGGAGCAGAAACAGTTTCGTCAGCACCCGCTAAAACACAGGCTAAAATTGAGCAGGCACTGGCCAAGACACCTGACGGAATAGGACTGGACCAATATACAGCACAGGCCAAAGCAACTAAAGGCATAGGTACTTTAAATGTTGACCAGACCACAGGAATAATGGCACAGTTAGGCAAAGAGACCAATCAACGCTTTGACGAATTTTCTATAGAAAACGGTCTAGGTAAGTTTGGACTCAGTCCAACGCAGTTAGAAGAAACAGGTTATCTCAAACCAGGAACAACAGCAAACTTCTTATCAGACCCATCAAGAACATCAACTGACGCATTTGGTCGGACTAAAACTGACTTTGAAAAAGTGCTGTCAAACACCAATGTCTGGACCAACAAAGGAGGAGCAGAAAATCTCACAACATTCCTCAATTCACAGAGTACACAGGATAGAGTAATACAAGATGTGTATTCAAATGACCTTAGCAAATTAAAAGCTAATGGAGTCCTTAAAGGAACTGAATCGCCAGAGGATATTGCCGGTATTCTTAATGCTAGTGCCAGGTACGGTAATGACAAGGTGATAGCGTGGACTAACAACAGTCAGGATATCTCCCAATCATTGTCAAACGACATGAGCCAAACTTTGAGAAATGCTCAATACTCAACAAAATTCGTTGACACTAAGATAACACCTGATCTCAGTGGCTTTAGTTCACCCGGCGGGTATGCTAATACGACACAGAGAAGCGGTATTGACAGTGCCGCCGAGGCATTTAGCAGTAGCGGCAAGGTTCCGTACCCTAAATTTTAATAGATAAATATTAGCATGGCTACTTATATTGGATTCAATACTATAGGAAAGAAGAGAAAGTTTACTCTCACGGATTATGATCTCGTGGTGCGTGACGTTCTCAATAGTCTATTGATTAGGAAAGGCGAGAAGTTAGGACGTCCAGATTACGGAACAGATTTATGGGGTCTAATATTTGAGCCATTAACTGACCAAGTACTTAAACAGTTACAACAGGAACTAAGAGAGACCATCCAACAAGACCCTCGTGTTAGATTTGAAGACGCACAGGCGTATACTCAGCCTAATGGCATTCTAGTGGAACTATTCATAACAGTTCTTCCAACATCAGAACAACAACGACTAAGTTTGTTTTTTAACAAAGACGAACAGACACTACAACTAATATAATATCTCCGTATTAAATTATAAAGTACGCAGTTATCTAAGGTGATAAATACTGGATAACAGAGAGACACTATGGCTAAGACTACAAGACAAACAGCAATATTTGGTGCGGAGGATTGGAAGAAGTTATACCAAACATTCCGTGAAGCAGACCTTCAGAGCTACGACTATGAGACCTTAAGAAAGTCAATGGTTGACTATCTCAGATTGTACTACCCTGAGACATTCAATGACTATGTGGAGTCATCAGAATTCGTAGCATTATTAGATCTCATAGCATTTATGGGACAGGGCCTGTCGTTCCGTAGTGACCTAAATACCAGAGAAAACTTCCTTAGCACTGCCGAACGTAGAGATTCAGTAGTCAAGTTAGCAGAGCTTGTTGGATATACACCCAAACGTAACACCAACTCAGAGGGGTATCTAAAGGTAACCAGTGTCACAACTACCGAAAGCGTAATAGATTATAATGGTTTTAATCTATCCGGACTAACAGTTAATTGGAATGATCCAACAAACGTTGATTGGTATGAGCAATTTGTTTCAATAATGAATGCGGCATTTGTCTCTGGACAACGTGTAGGTCGATCAGCCAACCAACAAGAAATATTAGGTATCACAACAGACGAATATGAATTTAACGTAGCGGCCGGATATCTACCAGTGATACCATTCCAACAAGAAGTAGATGGTAGAAGCATGGCATTTGAAGTAGTGTCGGCAACATCGGTAAACAAAACATTCATATATGAACCAGCACCACAGACGAACGGTCAGATGAACGTGCTGTATCGCAACGACAAACTAGGGTTTGGCAGTGCTAAAACTGGTTTCTTCTTTTACTTTAAACAAGGTTCATTGATCAGCCAGGACTTTACTGTACAGGAAAGGATAGCCAATAGGTCTGTAGATATTGACTTAGATGGAGTTAATAATAACGACGTCTGGCTTTTTGAAGTAGAGAATGAAGGACGAAGCCTAACTGAATGGAACAAGGTAGACAACATCTTTGGAGTGGGAGCGACACCAAGCACGAACAACCAATTAAGACGTGTGTTCTCTGTCAAGTCTAGAGGCAACGACCAAATTAGTTTAGTATTCGGAGACGGAGTTTTTGCTAAACAACCAGTAGGAACATTTAGAACGTTTCTACGTTCGTCAAACGGACTAGAATATGTCATAGACCAATCAGATCTACAGAACGTACAGATATCATTGCCTTATGTCAGCAAGAACGGACGTAACGAAACATTATCATTTACATTAAGTCTAGAGACAACAATCACAAATGCCAAGTTTAGAGAGAACTTGAACGAGATCAAAACCAGAGCACCTTCAAGTTACTACACACAGAACAGGATGGTCAATGGTGAGGATTATAATAATTTTCCATACACACAATTTACTTCGATATTAAAATCAAAGGCAGTAGGAAGATCAAGTATTGGTCTGTCAAGATATCTTGATTTGTTAGATCCTACAGGGAAATATTCCAGCACAAACACATTCTGTTCAGATGGTATGATATATAGAAATTATGAGGATCCTAATTTTACATTTACATTTGTTGACAACAATGATATTTCAAACGTATTAGTAAATCAATTAGAGCCAGTGCTATCATCTAGGGCATTTACACACTTCTATCATGACAAGTTTGTAAGACCAAGCCTAACCAGTATTGACATATTATGGCAACAAGCAACATCAACAACAAACCAGTCAACTGGATACTTTAAAAATAGTTTAGAGAACACCGTTCCTGTTGGTGGTACAGTTTCAAACAATGCTAAATTTATTGATCAGGGAAGTTTAATTAAATTTGAGCCACCAACAGGATATTTCTTTGACAGTAACAATAGATTAAAAGCAGGCACACCAAGTGGAGCGAACGAAAAATTGGTCTTATGGTCAACAATCTCAGCGTTAACACTGGACGGTACTAATTTTGGTAACGGTAATCTAAGTGACGGATCCGGACCGGTAACATTGAATCAATTTGTTCCAACAGGAGCCATACCCACAGAAGTCATTGCCAAATTGGTCACTGATTTGCCGTCAGCATTTGAAACATCAATGATCGAACAGGTTGAGCTATATAGAGATTTTGGCATAGGTTACGACAACGCAACATCATCATGGTATTTAATAACAGCTGACAACCTTGACAAGGATGCCGCTTGGTCATCATCATTTGCTAAGAATATTGACAGATTACAGCGTGACGCAAGTTGGTTAGTTCAGTTTACCACAGATGGTGAGACATACACTGTAAAATATAGAAATCTAAACTATTATTTTGCGAGTGTACAGGAAAATAGATTCATATATGATACGAAAGATAAGATATTTGATCCTAAGACAGGCAAAACTGTTAATGATCTTGTTAATGTATTAAAAATGAACAGCAAACCTGATGTAAGTTCCAATCTTACCACAGATCTTAAATTAGATATCATTGGTCAGGAAGTGGAGACAGATGGTTTTATTGACAATTTTAAAGTGTTGGTCAGTTACGCAGACAGCGACAGCGACGGAGTGGCAGACGATCCGGATGTCTTCAAACAAATTGTTGCGCCAACGGTGAATGCTTCATCTAAAGTGATCTTCTTAGAGAAAACAACAGACTTTGACAATTTAGAAAGATACTTACCGGTAGCATCGGGTGTGATCAACACACTCTATGCTGATTTAGATGCTATAGAACTAGCAAAGACAGAATATCTAAACGGTCAGGTGTTTTATGGTACCACAGATAAGAAATTTTACAAGTTAACAGTGGTTGGAACCACATATACATTGGCAATAACAACAGATTATATCTATAGGACCGGAAGACAGGACCTTTATTTCCAATACAAACACAATTCAAGTAACAACAAGAGAGTGGATCCAGGTATAACCAACATTATTGACATGTTCCTTGTGACAAATTCATACTACACAGCGTATCAGAATTGGATCAAAGACATCACTAATAGTGTTACAGAACCTGCTGTACCAACCATAGATGAATTATCAATTAGTTACAGTACCTTGAATCAGTATAAGATGTTAAGTGATAATATGATTCTAAATTCAGTCACTTTCAAACCTCTTTTTGGTAGCAAGGCGGCGACAGAGTTACAGGGTAAGATCAAAGTCATTAGATACTCAGACACAGTGACATCGATCAGTGAGATTAAAGCACGTACAGTTGAAGCACTCAACGAATACTTTACTATAGAGAATTGGGATTTTGGAGATACATTTTATTTCTCTGAATTAAGTGCGTATCTACATGAGCAGTTGGGAGACATAGTGTCATCTGTGGTACTAGTCCCTAATGACCCTGAGAAGAGCTTTGGTGATCTATATGAAATTAGGTCAGCACCAAATGAGATATTTGTTAATGCGGCAACGGTCAATGACATTGAGGTTGTAGACGCACTGACACCTAGCGTATTAAGAACAGCATCAAATAGTGGGATTGTTTAATGGCGACCAGAATTAGAACGGTAGATCTACTACCTGAAATATTTAGAACCGAGACTAATAAGAAATTCCTTGCGGCCACGTTGGAACAAGTGGTACAACCAGCCAAGCTCAGAAGAGTACAGGGCTACATAGGAAAGCGTTATGGAATTGGTGTTGATCAGGGTGACAACTACGTCATTGAACCGGACAAGGAAAGAACCGATTATCAGTTAGAACCTTCTGTGATCTATAAGGCAACAGATAGTTCTAAGACCAAAGATTTATTAACATATCCTGGATTGATAGATGCTCTCTCAGTAAATGAGGCATTAACTAGTAGACACGATAGATTGTTCTCAAGTGATTACTACTCCTGGGATCCATTTGTAGACTACGACAAGTTCGTTAACTTTGGACAATACTATTGGTTAAGTGGCGGACCTGATGCTGTTAACGTACAGGCTACAGAAGTAGCAACAACAAATGATTATACAGTGTCACGAAAAGCCAATGGATATCAGTTCACTGATATTGCTGGGGATAATCCAACACTAACATTAGCACGAGGCGGTAACTATACCTTTACTGTAGAGCAGACTGGAAATCCATTCTGGATACAAAGCGATGCTGGTATTAACGGAGTCGTTCCTGGACAGGAAAACGTATCAAGTAGAGAAGTATTAGGAGTGGCCAATAACGGAGATGACAACGGTACCATAACCTTTAATGTCCCTGAGGCAGACGCACAAAGTTTCTACTATGGACTAACTGATCTAGGCTCAGCAGACCTAGCCACAACACTACGATTTGATGAGATCAATAACCAATTTGTTGATGTGTTCTTAGAGTCAACCGACGGCATTGACGAAATCAGAGACCTTGAATCAAGAACAATTATATTCCTTAACAGGAACACACAGTCTGACCCAGCAAACAGTGGCTGGAGATATACAGACAGGTTTGACACAGACGGAGTTAACTATGACACCAGTGGCTTTGATGTAGAGACAGAGATTACAGATCAAGACATTAGATATTCAGTATGGCAGATACAGTTCTTTACTGACGCAGGTAGCACACGACCATATATGAAATTGAGACGTGTACTAGATACCGCCAAGCTCAACAAGATAACAGTATCATACGGCACTGTATCAGCTTCGAGACAGTATTATAGAAATGCTGAAGGATTCTGGGAATTGGTTCCACCTCTCACAGCAGTACAGGATACCTTTTATTATCAAGACGGCACTGACGAGACCAAATTTGGAATCATTAAGATAGTTGACGAAACAACCAGTGACTTATTATTTGTTGCTGATGACATCGTAGGCAAGAAAACTTATACATCACCCAACGGAGTTGTGTTCTCCAATGGTCTGAAGGTCAAGTTCCGCGGCACGACAGAACCCGCAACATATCAAGATGGTGAGTATTACATTGAGGGAGTAGGGACAGCCATACAGTTGTTGCCCGTTGGCGATTATAAGACTCCTGAAGAATACACTAAATCAGAGACTCAGCCATTTGACGTATATGGGTATGACAGCGTTCCGTTTGATGAGAGCCTAAATGCTCCAGAAGACTTGGACTATTTCACTATAAACAAGGCCAGCCCAGACAGGAATGCCTGGAGTAGAAGTAATAGATGGACACACGTAGATGTCATTAATAAGACTGCGGAATACAATGAAAGCATCGCTATCCTGGATCAGGATAAACGTGCTAAGAGACCTATCCTCGAATTTAAAGCAGGACTAAGATTATTTGATCATGGTACTAATAGCTTAGGATACATCAATGTCTTAGACAGTTCTCAAACGGATGCTCTATCAAATGTAAATGGCAAAACGGGATACAGCGTAGATGGATATGGACTGGTAACAGGGACAAGAATTATATTTGCCGCTGACACTGATCCTGAAGTACGAAACAAGATATATGAAGTCACATTGATCGACGAGGACGGTGATAGCCAAACATCTAAAATAATTAATCTCACTAAGATCAATGACGTTGTCACAGACGATGTTGTTTATCAATTGAGCGGTATATCTGGTCAAGGCAAAGCATGGAGATATGATGGAACAGCTTGGCAAGAAGCACAGCAAAAAACATCAATTAACCAAGCACCTTTATTTGATATGTTTGACAAGAATGGATACTCTTTTGGCGATAGAACGTATTATCCTTCCACAAACTTTAATGGTACTAAACTTTTCTCATACGCACAAGGTTCAGGCGCAGTTGATTCTGAGCTTGGCATTAGGCTGAAATATCAAACCATTAATAATGTCGGAGACATAGTGTTTGATAACAATCTTGAAAAGGATACTTTTATATACACTGCCAACTCGGTGTCGTCAACGTTAAGAGTTAATACAGGATTTGCTAGAGTATATTCAGATAGATCCACTTTTGAAAAAGACATAGGGTGGAAGAAACACATTAACAAATCTACCCAGTATCAGACATTGGAATTTACCTATGCCGGTGTTGATCTAATAGCAGACATTCCTGCTAAGTCATCTGAGGACATTCCTGTTGTTGTTTATGTTGATAATATATTTCAGGAAACATCTAAGTATTCATACACAGTGTCAGACACGCAGACTACTATAACGTTTAATAGTAACTACATTCCAACAACCGGTGCTAATATCACAGTTAACATACTGAGTGACAAAGTCAGCCTTAAAGGATTTTACGAGGTTCCAACTAATCTTAGCAATAATGCTCCCAATGGATCATTTAATGACATCACACTAGGAACTGTGCGTAATCACTATATTAATCTAGCACAAAATTTAACAGATCTATCAGGTGCTGTATTTGGCGCTAACAACTCCAGAGATCTTGGAGACATTGTACCATACGGTAATAAAATAGTTCAACAAGGCTCTCCACTACATCTAGCATCAACATTTGTAAGAGATAGTAACATCAACTTCTTTAAGGCATTAGATTACTCATCTCAGGAATATGAAAAATACAAAGGCAAATTGCTAGACGCTCTGGCCAAGAATGACTTTCAAGGCACAGTGGCTGAACAATTAGACGAAGCATTGGCATTTGTCAATCAAGGTAAACAGAATTCAGAGGCCTTTTATTGGTCAGATATGATACCCTGCGGTCAGGTGTTCACTGAGGTCAGTTATACCATAACAGCCATCGACGATGAAATATTTGATCTAGAACAAACATATGACTTTACAAAAGCTAATTATCTAGGACTAACAGTCTACGTTAATGACGTACAGCTGATCAAAGATGAGGACTATACTGTAGCAGTTGGCGCACCTAGACTAACCTTACTGAATACATTATCACCTGGTGATGTTGTTAAAATCAGAGAATATACAAGCACCTCAGGCAGTTTTATTCCGTCGACACCAACAAAATTAGGACTATATCCAAAATCAGATCCTAAGAAATTCTTAGATGACACTTATGTTGATTCGCAATATGTAATCAGAGGGCATGATGGCTCGCTGACTATTGCGTTTGGTGACAGCAGAGACGACATACTGTTAGAGTTTGAGAAACGTATATACAACAACATCAAATGGACCGGTGACATTCCATTGGAATTACAGGACGTAGAACCTGGCAAGTTTAGGTCAACTGACTATTCACAAGCCGAAGTTGTAGAAATATTGAACAGAGATTTCTTATCGTGGGTAGCCTGGAATAGGTTAGATTATAAGTCACAGGACTATGACGCAGACGACAAGAAAACTTGGAACTACTCAGAAGCAGACGACAAGATAGATGGAGAACTATTACCTGGACATTGGAGAGGAGCATTCCTAAAATACTACGACACCGATCATCCTCACTTACATCCGTGGGAAATGATTGGCTTTAGTGAGAAGCCAACTTGGTGGGACGTCAAATACGGCGCCGCTCCATATACGTCAGGCAACGATGTACTATGGGACGACCTTGAGAATGGTCGCATCTGGGATACTAATGTTTACGGAGATGGATCAGCAGGGACATACACAGTAGTTGACAAATGGAAACGTCCAGGACTTAGCAAGATATTACCCGTAGATGACGAAGGCAATCTAAAGTCAGCATTTGATTGTTTAGCTGGCAACTATAACTCTGTCTCCTTTAAGAAATCTTGGGTGTCAGGTGATGTAGGTCCAGTTGAATCTTCCTGGAGGAGATCAAGCAGTTTCCGATTTGCTGTAATACGATTATTGGCGCTGACCAAACCAGCTGAGTTTTTCGCACTCAATGCTGACAGAGATCTATACAAATATGACAGTGAATTGGGTCAATATCTATATAACAGCAGATCAAGGATCAAAGCAGAGGACATCGTATTATATGGTGACGGTACTGCCAAGCACTCGTATATTAACTGGTGTGTGGAATACAGTAAGAAACAAGGTGTTTCAGCAATCACAGACATCAAGAATGTTCTTGAGAACATAGACATACAATTAACTTATAGACTAGCAAGTTTCAGTGACAAGGAATACCTTAAAATTTACACAGAGAAGTCATCTCCTAACTCTAACAACACTAGTTTATTGTTACCTGATGAGAGCTTTGAAGTGTTCCTCTACAGTAACGAAATATTTGACCATGCTGAATACTCAAGCGTAATAGTACAACAAACAGCAGACGGATGGGCAGTTAGCGGTAATAGCCAACTAGATCCATACTTTACAATATACACCAGCATAGTGAACGGAAATTATTCAACTCTTAGAGTGGGTAATAGATCTGTAAGAGTTAGCAACGATTTTTATGAGGACAGAACCACTAGAGTACCATACGGGTATGTGTTTACTAGCACCAGTGCTGTAGCAGACTTCTTAATCAGCTATGGAAAATATCTAGAAGGCAAGGGATATGTGTTTGACGACCGCGACAATAATTATCTTCTAGACTGGAATCAAATGATCCGTGAGTTCCTATATTGGAGCCAACAAGGTTGGTCAGATGGTAGCATTATAAATCTTAACCCAAACGCAAATAGACTTAAAATTTCTAGAGCACAGAGCATTGTAGCACCTGTTGCCGGCGAGACAGCAGATGATTTTATTCTAAATCAGAATTTAAAAGCTATACCAAATAATAAACTAAACTTTACAAGATTAGATAATGATTTCAGCGTTGAAAGCCTCGACGAGGACGCATTAGCATATCTCAAAGCAGAATTTACAAGCTACGAGCATGTTCTAATATTTGATAACAAGTCAATATTTAACGATCTAATATACGATCCAACAACAGGGTCTAGACAACAGCGTTTAAGATTATCTGGCTACAAGACATCTGATTGGAATGGCCAAGTTGATGCTCAAGGCTTTATATTCAACATCGACAATGTTGAAGAATGGCAAAATAATAAAGAATACAGCAAGGGCGACATTGTGTTGTATAAGAATTCTTACTATACAGCATCCAACCCAATATTTCCAAAGGAGAAGTTTGAGTATACTGATTGGTTAGAAACAGAATATGAGAACATCAAGAAAGGCCTACTACCTAACCTTAGCCTCAAAACAGATCAACTGCGTGACTACTATGATCATAACATAGCGAATCTAGAGAAAGATGGCGACAAGTTAGGTTTTAATCTTATTGGATTTAATGAGAGAGATTACATGACCAACATGGGCCTCGATGACATCAGTCAGGTTAATGTGTTCCGTAGTTTCATTGGCAACAAAGGTACCAGACGAGCCGCTGATCTATTTAAAACTTCTAGGTTGTCCAAAGAGATCGCTGATTACGACATCTATGAAAACTGGGCAGTCAAGCAAGGTCAATATGGCGCGGGAGGTAACAGGGCATATATTGAAATGAGAATGGATGAAAGCCTCTTAAAAGCAAATCCATCAACAATCAAAGTAACCAACAGCGGAAGTGACTCGGCAGTTGATCAAAGCGTTAGCCTAGATAATTTATACAAGCAGAGTTATAAGATACAGTCAACACCAATATTGCCACAGCGTTACTCGGTACCATCAGAACTTAACTTACCTACATCAGGATATGTTAATGTTGACGACATTGATATACAATTATTTGACATACTTGACCTAGGATCATTGACTCCTTATATATCTCAGATAGGAGAAAGTACAACCATATGGGTAGCCAAAGATAACTCATGGGATTGGAACGTTTATAGATCAGGAATAATAATACCTACACTGTCCAGAATAACTGACAACTTAGACGGAACATCTACATTACTGTTTAACGGAAACCATGGTCTACAGAAAGATGATATTATTATTGTAAAATGGGGACTTGATGGCGATGTCTTACTAGACAGTGCCTTTAGGATAGTGGACGTACAATCACTGAATAGAGTATCAATACAACTAACCTTGCCAGATGAAATAACCTTTTTGACATTAGAAAGTCTAACATACAAGTTAAATTCAGTCAGGGTAGCTCAAGGCAGTGACGTAGTAAATCTACCGTTTGCCAATGACATTGATCCAGGTAGCAAGGTATGGATTGACAATAACGGAAACGATCGTTGGCAGGTACTTGAGAAGATTGACCCATTTACACAGGAAAGTAGTTTAGAACCAGCAAGAAACTTCCTCAATGGCCTCACTGACCAAAACTTAGTTAATATTGATTTTGGTACATCAGTAGCACAAAACGCAGAAAGCCTAACAGCATTTGTAGGTGCTCCGGGCTACAACAGTAGTAAGGGTGGCTTGTTCACATACGTCAAAACATCAGATGATGTCATGGTACAGAATAGCATATTAACAGGAAGTGGTACAACAGCGTTAGACAACTACGGCAATGATGTGGCATGTGCCAATGAGACATGGAGTATAGCAGGAGCCTCAACATCAAACAACGGCGAGGGTTATGCCTACGTACTCAAACAATTAAATTCAAACTTAATAAGTGAACATCAATTATTGGTAAATCCAAGCGATGCCAATGATGAGGCTGAGTTTGGTCATGCTGTTGCGATATCAGACAATGGAAGATGGGCATACGTAAGTGCGCCAGGTAAAGACTCAGTCTATGTGTTTCAACGCATTGACAGACAGTTACAGAGATTTGAAACGAAAGGTGACGGATCAACAACACAATATACTCTAAAAGGTTTAATGCTAGTAGATGAACCTAATCAGATAGCAGTTGTTGTTAATAATGTAGAATTAACAGCAGGCGTTGACTACACTTTAACATCAACAGTGTCATCAACAGGCGTGTTGACATTAAACACTGCTCCTGAGGACGGTAAAGACGTAGCAGTTACTAGGAGAGAAAGCCTGACATTTGAAGGCGATGCTTCAACTACAGCGTTTGACATCACAGGATTGTATACAGCCGACGGAGAGTACAGCCTCACAGTCGTAGTAGACGGTGTGTTACAGAGATTAAACATTGATTACGACTACGCACATGATTCTTCAGATGTCTTTGAATTTGCGACTGCTCCAGCCGACGGTGCGAGCATAGTTGTTCGTTCAAGTGACTACTTTGAATACGTTACAGCCATTGTGGGTACCAAAGGTGAAGAATTTGGTTATAGTTTAGCAACAACAACAGATGGCAGGCAGTTGGTTGTTGGTGCGAGGACAGCAAATAAAGCCTATATCTATGACAGAGATGTTGAAAGACAAGTAGTTACAGATGACACTGACAAGACCTACGTGTCAGACAAGAGCCCTGTTGGGCGGGCAGTGGTATCTGTTAATGGAACTATATTACAAGATTCAGAAAAATATATCGGCGGTGAATACACAATATCAGGTAATACAGTTACACTAGCAACAGCACCTGGCCTAGGTGACTTTGTTGAAATAGAAACTAACAACTTCTTATTAGTAGATACCATTGAGATGACCAACGGATATCAAGCGGCACAGTTTGGCCATAAGGTAACTATATGCCCAACGAACTGTTCGGTATATGTAAGTGCTCCTGATGATGGAAACGTATTACCGAGTGCGGGTAGCGTACAACGTTCTGTAAACCAATCAAGACTATACGGAACCATAACTGGCACTGTGTCAAACCCAACGGTGACAGTAGGTGAGAAGATTAGAATTAATAATGTTGTTGTAACATTTACAGGCACCACATTGGATCAAGTAGTTACAGACATCAACAACGCAACGATACCAAATGTTAAGGCAGTGAACTCCAATGGTAAACTAGCAATATCGTTAACGAATGTTAATGCTGGCGCGGTGGCTAACAAGTTATACGTGTATCCAGCAGGTAACAACAACGATGCCTTAACAGATCTAGGGCTTGACATTTTCAAATATCTACAGACAATCACATCGCCATATCCTGTACAGAATGCTCGATTTGGTGAAAGCATGTCAGTTAGTTCAGATGCGTTAACCTTGGTGGTAGGAACCAGCAAAGGTGCTAGTAACCTAGCAACAACATTTGACAGCAACACTATGAAAATTGACGGTGGTTCAACTAGAATAAGAGATATTAGAACACAGAGCGGTAGTGTGTACACATTTGATTATCTATCATCAGCTAGTGACAGCGTATCAAATCCAGGTAATCTAGTGTTTGGTCAACAGATAGTTGACAACAAGGTTGAAGAATTAGTTGAATTTGGTAAAGCAGTTGACTACAAGGCCGGAAGGTTATTAATAACATCACCAGGTCACGTTGCTGGTGATGATTCGAGTGTGGTCGGACGTTTGGTCATCTATAACAACACAGACAGGGAATTTGCCTGGAGAACTATTAGAGAAGAGAGTCAGGTAGTTGACATAGATCTATTAAACAGATCATTCATCTATGATAAGACGACACTAGACAACAAAGTAGACGTTGACTTCTTTGATCCGTTACAGGGCAAACTTTTGGGAGCCGTTAGAGAAAATTTAGATTATCTAACACCAGTTGATCCAGCAGGGTATAATGTAGGAACAGTGAATAATTATGGACAGACCTGGAGAGACGAGCATGTTGGTGAGATATGGTGGAACACAACGAATGCTAGATTCATTAATCATTATCAAGGACAACCTGAATATAGAGCCAAGAGATGGGGACAACTATTCACTGGATCCAGTATTGATGTTTACCAATGGATAGAGAGCACTGAGACACCAGAAAACTATACAGGTACTGGCACGGTATATAGCACCACATCATATACAACCAAAACACAGATAGGAGCCAATGGTGTCGTAGAAACACTCTATTACTACTGGGTTAAAGAGATACCAGCAGTGTCAACAGGTAAGACTTTAAGCTCAGCGGTGTTAGCACAATACATTGAAGATCCTAGATCCAGCGGCATAGCATACATAACTCCAATTGATTCTAGCACTATTGCTTTATACAACGTTGGACAATATTTGTCAGCAAAAGACAGTGTATTACATATTGAATTTGACAGAATAAAGACAGACAACAATGTACACGTTGAATATGAACTGATCAAAATAGGTGATGCAGATCAGTTCCTAAATGATCAACTATACAGAAAATTACTTGACAGTTTTGCTGGTGTTGACACAGCAGGCAACAAAGTTCCTGACACTGCCCTGTCAGAAGCCGACGCTTATGGTGTTGATTTTAGACCAAGACAATCAATGTTTAAGGACAGATATACTGCCCTTAGAAACTATCTAACAAGAGCTAATAGAAAATTAGCATTACATCCTATTAGCGAGAGCAAATCATTTAACTTACTCAACAGCAAGGAAAATGAACCAGCGGCTACGTCATACGACAAACGATTATTAACAAATGAAGAACTAACATATCAAAACCTAGCACTAGTACCAGTAGGCTACAAATACCTAGTGGCTAACGACAGCTCACAGAATAACTTATGGACATTATATGAAGTACAGAGCAACAGGGCACTGTTGTTAACACGTGTTCAGAACTTTAAGACATCTAGATATTGGACATACACAGATTGGTATGCTACTGGATATTCAGCAGAAGATAAACCTATAAACGAAGTTTCAACGTATTCAAGATTAGCAACAATTAGCAGTAAGACGGAAGTAGGACAGGTCGTAAAGGTAACGACGAATAGTAACGGTAAGTTTGAATTATATTCTAAAACTAACTCAGGGTGGGACAGAGTAGCTCTCGAAGACGGAACTATTACAATAGATACGTCAATATATGATTACACCTTAGGACGCAATGGATTTGACATTGAGGTATTTGACGCACAATATTTTGACGAGGAGCCAGTTACAGAGACAAGACAGATTATCAAGGCAATCAATGAGGAACTGTTCGTTGCTGATCTAGCAAAAGAACGCATAGACCTCATTAACTTGATATTTGAATATGCTAAGAGTGAACACACTGCGGCTGACTGGTTGATCAAAACATCTCTCATTGACGTTAATCATAACTTACGTGAGCTTGAACCGTTCAGCATCTATCAAGTTGATAATCAAGATTTTATAGAAAAATATATTCAAGAGATTAAACCTTATCATGTACAGGTTAAAGAATTTTCGTTGACATACAAGGGAGAGGATCTCTTTGGTGGTGATGCTACTGACTTTGACTTACCGTCTTTCTATGAGGAATCATCAAACAAATTTATTAGTCCGAAATTAGCGGACAGCGGAGTAGTAGGAGATTTTGTTTCAACAGACAGCATCTGGACTACTTGGCCGTATAATCAATGGATCACAAATTATACACTAAGCATCGATTCGGTTACCGTACTTACTGGCGGTAGTGGTTACACAGAAGTTCCGACGGTAACAGTATCAGGCACTTGTACAACTCCAGCTACAATGATAGCAAGAATTAACACAGCCGGAGTGGTTATAGCTATAGATGTAATAACATCAGGGGTTGGGTATACAACCACTCCAATAGTTACTATAAGTGGCGGTAATGGTACTGGAGCAACGGCGATCGCAGTAACATCTCCAGGTACAGTTCGTGACATAAAAACAACATTACGATATGACCGTTACGAATATCAGTCTGAGATAGTTGATTGGGAAGCCAATACAGCATACGAAGCAGGCACACTGGTTAGATACAATAACAAGGTATACGAAGCCAAGAACGAAGACGACAGCACGTTAGCAGTCACAGGCGCATCATTTAACACTGATGACTTTACAGTAGTGGATCCAAGCACACTTAGTGGTGTGAATAGGACTATGGGCTTATACGTTCCAGCAGTCAACAACACTGGGTTAGACTTAGGCTTATTAGTATCCGGCACTGAATATCCAGGAGTACAAGTTACAGGTGTGCTATACAATCAGAACACAGGATATGACATTGGTAACTTTGACATCAATCCGTTCGACAACTTAGACTTTGGTGAGGAAGGATTACCTAGTTATTCTGAGACACTTTTAGACACCAAATACAATCCTGGTGACTATGCTGATACATATCTAGGTACACAGGTAACAGACATTAATGTGGAAGGTGGTGAGTTCATAGACACATACAGTTCACATTCACCGGAAGAACTTGTTCCAGCATCAATTTTTGACACATTAAACATGAAGGTGTTTACACGTCCGGGCTATGACTACGAAAATGACGGACACGGACAACCATTTGGATCATTCACATGGAAGTATGACGGCACTGCTGATACCACAACTGTAAGTTGGGATCTAATAGAGAATCCATTTGCTGTTAGGGTGTTCAACGTAACTACCGGATTAACATTACGCTTTGAATACTTCGCACCATATGAGGGCACTGTTGACTACTCAGCAAACTGGCTGAACAAGACAGTGACACTGACAGGTACAGGAGTCTCAGTGGGAGACATCCTACGTGTTGAATCATACGGCATAGGTGGCGGCGATCAACTTTGGGTAGACAACTACTCAGTGGCAGACTTATTAGTTGATGATTCAACAGACGGTCTGTTCATAGACATTCCTGTAGCGTTTGAACAGATATACGAAGCGATGATTAAAGTCAACGGATATCGCGTAACGAACTATACGTTCTCTGAAATAGATGATGTGACTACACGCATAACATTTGGCACGCAGGATGTAGATGGCAACGGAACTGCTGACCTAGAAGTCAAGTATGATAATAGGGATCCATTGGCAGTGGGCGATTACATCAGTGTTGCTGTGTTTGGATATGATGAAAATGACGTATCAACAATTCCTGGATACATCACACATGACGAACACTTGGTACACTCATCCAGCCACCCTACATCTCAGATAATGTATGGTGATGGAACACGCAAAGAATTTTCTTTGATCAACGACATACAGGGCACCAACGCATTTACAGCAGTGGTGGAAGTGGATGGTCGTAGACTGACTCCAGCAGAAGGTATAGAATATACAGGTGACGGTTCGAGCGAAGGACCATTCTATCTCAATCTAACTAACTGGAAGTCAACTGAAGACCTGTTCCAAACATTGATAGTGGACAGTGACGTACACTGCTTTATCGACGATGTTGAACAGAAGTTATATGAAGACTTCACCGTAAGTCCAGCAGACTCCAGCTCAGTGAGATACGTGGTGTTTACTACAGCACCTGCGGCAGGAGCGGATGTTAAGATATTTGTTGAGACAGCGGCAGACTACAAGATATCATACAGCGGAGTACCGGTAAGTCCAGGTCTGAATAAGATAACATTTAATACAGCTCCCATTGACGATGCCCGTATAATGATAACCACAGATAACAATACATCTGAACTTGACATCATTACTAGATGTTACAGGGGACCAACCTCAACAGGTTCTACAATAGTAACCGGATTTGATGTTGTTGGCTTTGATGCTGACGGAGAGCCATTTGACAAGACAATTGGAACCACAGTGGATCTCAGTAACTTTGACCTAGGTAGAAGCATAACCAAACCAGACAAGTTACGTGTCACGGTGAACGGGCTACGCAAGTATCTCGGTAGGGACTGGCAGATTAATTCTACAGACAGCACTGAGTTACAGTTCATTTCTATGTCAATAACTGACAGTGACGTCGTAGTGATAACCCTACAGACTGAGAACGAAGTACCAGATAACTTGAACTTTGCTGTATTCAAGGACATGAGAGATAACAACGCAGTCTACAGGATTAAGACCAGCGAACAAACTAAATTGACACAGGCATTGTCAGCAACGGCAGATACCATATATGTTACAGATGCCAGCAAGTTAGCCAAACCTAACCTAACTGTGGGCACGTTTGGTATCGTGATAATCAATGGCGAGCGTATAACATATCGTGAACGTGATGTCACTAACAATACATTAAGCGGACTACGTAGAGGTACTGCTGGTACAGGTGCGACAGCACATGCGGCAGGTAGCGTTGCCTATGATTACTCTATAGCAACATATCTAGATTACAGTTACAGCAAGACATGGTATGATACACCAACTGTGGACGACGGTAGTTCAGTTACACAAGGCAAGGCATTACAGAATACCACAACGGTGCCAGCCAAGTTCTTAAGGGGTGAAAATTCATAGTGGATAAATATAGTATGGAACAAACTAAAGATACCGAGATGAAAGAAGAACAAAAGAAACCAGATGAGCAAGGTGGAGTCCTGATTCAAGGACACATCAAGATATTTGACCCTAACTCTAAGGAAGTCATGGTAGACAAGCGTAATGCTATCCACTATGAGAACTTTTCTAACAGTTTAGCACAGGCTATGGCTAACAAGAATTTAGGACACATATATCAAATGGCATTTGGTAATGGTGGATCTAGTGTAGACTCTACAGGAGTCATTACATATCTACCACCTAACATTACTGGACAGAATGCCGATCTATACAACCAAACATACCAAAAGGTTGTGGATGACACATCATCAGCAAACACTGACACATCTAGGAACAAGTTGACTGTGTTACACACAGCAGGTAAACTGTACACAGATATATTGGTATCATGCTTACTAGACTATGGTGAACCATCAGGACAGCAGGCATTTGACAACTCAACAAACCTAGACGGAGATTTTGTGTTTGACGAGTTAGGTTTAAAATCGTGGCAGGGAAGTGCTAGTGATTTAGATTTGATAACACATGTTATATTTCACCCAGTACAGAAATCATTGAACAGGCAAATTCAAATAGATTACACGGTGAGAATACAAACTCTGACTAATTTAAGCACCACTTAATGTGCTTATATAAATAGACAGATAAATAATATACAAATAAGGATACGGAGTATTAACGATGGCTTACACTATTAACCAAACAGATGGAACCATATTTGCCACAGTCGCAGACGGTACCATCAATACTGACAGCTCATTGACGCTGGTTGGTAAGAACTATGCCGGTTACGGCGAGTTCCTAAATGAGAACGTTCTCAAGTTACTTGAGAGTGGTGCTAATACAACAGCGCCAGGCGCACCGCTAACAGGCCAATTATGGTTTGACAAAACAGCTGGTGTATTAAAAGTTTATAACGGAACACTATTTAAAAACTTAGGTAGTGCTACAAGTTCTACTTCAGCACCAACATCAGTGGTAGCAGGTGACCTATGGTTTGACTCAACAAACGCACAATTAAAAGTATATGACGGTTCAGCATTTATATTAGTTGGTCCTTCATTTACAGCAGGCACAGGCACATCAGGCGCTATTGTTGACACTGTAGAAGATAACGTAGCAGTTGACCACGTTGTTGTTAAATTGTTCGTTGAGGACGATGTTGTAGCTACAGTATCTAAAGACGCAACGTTCACACCAGGCTCAGCCATCACTGGTTTTGCAACGATTGGTCCAGGCGTACAGTTAAGCTCATCAGTTTCAAACGCTGTGTTTAAAGGCTCAGCAACAAACGCACAATTATTAGATAACCTAGACTCAACAGACTTCCTAAGTGCTATCGCAAACGATACAACATCGGGCACACTAGGCGTGTTAAATGACACAGGTCTTGCAGTTGGTGTTGACAGTGACTTCAGAGTAAGCGTATCCGGCTCAGACGTTACCATCCAAAACCAAACTTCAGACGGTGATATCTCAATTAAAGTAAATGACGGTGGTTCAACAACAACTGTTGTTAACTTTGATGGTGCTACATCATCAATGAATCCTGGTGCTAACGCAAGTATCGACTTAGGTACTGTGGCATTACAATATAACAATGTTTACGCTGTCAACTTTAACGGTACAGCATCTGCCGCTGAATATTCTGACTTGGCTGAACGCTTTGAGACAGATACAGCATATCCAGCAGGTACAGTAGTTGAGTTAGGCGGAGAGAAAGAAATCACAATGGCGCAGACAGAGTTAAGTGACGCAGTATTTGGTGTTATATCATCCAAAGCGGCATACTTAATGAACTCAGGCGCAGGTAGTAATGAAACACATCCACCAATTGCTATGAACGGGAGAGTTCCTGTGAGAGTGGTTGGTACTGTGAGGAAAGGCGACAGGCTAGTATCAGCAGGTGGTGGATTAGCAAGAGTAGCTACAAAAGAAGAGCTAACACCATTTAATGTGATAGGCAGAGCGTTAGAAGCAAAAACAACCAGTGAAGAAGGTACTGTCTTAGCAGTAGTTACCGTATCTCACTAAATATAGATATTAGAGGAATATAACATGGCATATACAGCAGGCGATACCATACTCGACGATGAGTATAATACGTTTGCCACTGGTAACGCGGCAGGTACAGGTGACAACGGTACTGCAAATCTTAACACGATTTGGGGCACTGGCACACTTGACTACGGTTATGGCGAGACTGGATCATTGATCTCGGCGGTCTCAGCGGGCTCAACTATTACAGCGGCACAGTGGAACACATTACTTGGTAGAATCGAAACTATTGGAGCTCACCAAGGCACAACGGTAACAAACTATTCATCACTATCAGCAGGTAATACTGTTGAAGCATTGGCTACAGTGTCGACAGACATCACTAACGTGTTTAACGCTAGATTGGATGCGGCGGATTCGGGCTCAACAGTTACGACAAGTGGTGCTTCATCAAGAACAACAAGCTGGACAACAACGATCAACACCACACACAGATTGACATTTGCTTCAGCTAACGCATTGAGATACTTCTTTAATGCGGGTGGATTGGTGACATTTACATTTAGCCGTTCGGGTGGTACATCAAACGACAAGAACACAGAATGGTCAGACTTGTGTACGAAAATGGGAACTATCACATTCTCAGGTTCATCATCACACACTGTAAACGGCACGGCATACACAGGTACTACACAGACTGGCGGTGGCGCGGGTGGCGCTGGCTCGGCGAAGTCAACTATTGACGCTTTCGCTCTAACAACATCAAACCAACAGTTAATCGTTAAGTATGCTGACACATCACCATACACAGCAAACTACATCAAGATTGACGCTAAAGCAGATGCGGCGGCTGGTTCAGCAACATACATCGAGTTCACAGTGACCTGTGTTGACGACGCGGCTGACACTGGTAACCCGACATATCCAATAGCAGGCACTGACGCGGCGTCATTGGACATCGTTGACGGTACGTTGACTTCGACAATGAATTTCATATACCCAGCGAGCACACAGTTAACCAGTGCGGCATGGGGAACACCTACGATGTCAGTTACTGAAGCATTCAACTAATCTATATTTGGTAGAATTGAAAGGCACTTTTTTAGGTGCCTTTCTTTTTGCCTGGTAAATATGTGTTATAATAGGGTATGGATAATATAACACAAAAGATCAGAGCTCGCTTCGATCATGAAGCGGCCAAGCAAACGCTTCTCGAAAAATACGAGGCTAAACTGCTATTCGCACATCAGGGCGGTATGTTCCGTGCCGGGCCTGAACTTATAGTCTTATTAAATTCATATGACACAGGCGAAATGGTCATACTGGATGAATTTAAAAATCCCACAAAAGTCACTAGACTTGCCCTATTAGATGAGGCCAAGCAACGTTATCAAGAACAGTTAAATGCTTGGATGGTTGAACTAGCAGAACAATCGAGACAGCGATGAGTCAGGGAGTGTTGCTCTACGCATTCAACAATGGCACCACGGACTATCTCTCCATGGCCAAATGGAGCGCCAAACGTATTGAGAGATTCCTAGGTCTTCCTACAACAATTATATCTGATTCAGATGAGGCAGAATATGGAGGTGTTAGAATATTTAATGCTACCAAGGGTGGGGAGAAATGGTACAACGCTAGTCGCAATCGGGCATGGGACCATAGTCCCTATGATCAGACACTGGTCCTAGATGTAGACTATGTAGTTAATTCAGACCTATTGGGCTTGTTGTTTGAGATAGATAAACCATTCATGATACACAGGTACGCATTGGATGTGACCAATAGGGCTCATTTTGTGGCTCTGGATAACTTTGGAGATCATCAGTTTCCCAGCACCTGGGCCACTGTGATGTACTTCAACAGGAACCCCGAAGGCAAGTATATATTTGATCTAGTGGAAATGATCAAAAAGAACTGGCAACACTATGCTAACCTGTACAAGTTTAAATCAAACACGTTTCGCAATGATTGGGCATTCAGTATAGCTATGGGCATAATAGGCGGACATAAAGAACCGCAGTACTATCATATCCCATGGCCATTGGCAACAGTGGGCACAGACGTTGATATAGAACAAGGAGAGCATGATGACATGTTCGTGCTAAAGTATACAGCATACCTACAACAAAAGGCAGTGGTTCAGAACATACGTGGCTTGGACCTACACGTTATGAACAAAGAGGAAATGGAGGCGATCTGTGCAAGCAGTTAAGGCAGAACGGGGATACTTGATAGTGGCACAGGGCGACATATACCACCCGTGTGCTAGAGCATTAGCAAAGTCAATAAAATATTTCATACCCAAATCTCAGGTAGCAGTTGTGGGTAACTGTAAGGACGCAATATTTGACTATGAGATAGAGCTACCCCATGGTGATCAAGGTGGACTTAAGAATGATTGGCAAATATTTGAAGCCTCACCTTTCCGTCAAACTATCAAACTAGAAGCAGACATGGTCCTAAATGGTTCAATAGAGCATTGGTGGGCCATGGTAGAAAAGCGTGATGTGTTCGTGGCACAGGGCACCAGAAACTTTTACGGACACAAGACCACGGATAGAACTTATAGACGTCATCTGGATGATAACAAGTTACCTGATGTTTACAATGCCATAACATACTGGAGACGATCAGAACTGGCCGCTAAGTTCTTCGTGACCTGTAGAGAGATATTTGATAATTGGGATCAAGTCAAACTGCGTAACTGGAATCAACCCGAGCCAGACACTGACACAGTATACGCACTGGCGACAGTGTTATTGGGCAGGGAGAACTTCCTACTGCCAAGCACATATCCACAGTTCGCACACATGAAGGGCAAGATAAACTTCTGCCATGGTGAGGACTGGACCAAGGAACTGGTATGGGAGTTGACTGATCGTGGACTTCGCATACAGACCATACAACAACAGATACCAACACACTATCACATCAAATCATTTGCTACCACATTAGAGGAACACTATGAGCAACTTCTGGCAGGTAATTAAAGATCACAAAGGTGTCAAACCTAAAACAAAATACGAGTACAGACTCTATTACAATGAGGATGGCAGTGTTAGATGTTACAGCTCGGAAGAGTTGGATGGTGATTACATAGTAGTTGATCAGTCAACGTTCGCACAGAATCGATATGATGTGTTAGTAGAAGATGGCAAGATAGTTAACCCACACAAGATTAAACAGTACAGGAAATTAGTGCCAGACATTGTAGGAACAGAAACACTAGAAGATGACATTACATTGATTGGAAAAGGAAGACATTGGAAGGTAAAATATTATGATTGATGTAGCAGACTTAGATGTAGTTTACCTTAGTTACGATGAACCCCAAAAGGAGGAGTTCTGGGTAAAGATTAAAAACATGGTTCCCTGGGCAACTCGTGTTGATGGTGTTAAAGGTTCTGATGCCGCACACAAGGCCGCGGCTGATGCCAGCACCACAGATAGGTTCATCCTGATAGATGGCGATAACATGCCAGACCCAGACTTCTTTAACTTAACATTTGATCTAAAAGATGAACAATATGAACAGGCAACATTCCGTTGGAGAGCTCGTAATCATATCAATGGATTAATGTATGGTAACGGTGGACTTAGTTCATGGACTAAAGACTTTGTTTATAATATGAAGACACATGAAAACTCACAAGGAGATGATGAAACTAATGTGGAGTTTTGTTTTGATCCCTTATACTGGGCCATGCACGATTGCTACAGTGTTACATATCCTAATGCCACACCCTTCCAAGCATGGCGAGCAGGCTTCCGTGAAGGTGTCAAGATGTGTTTAGATCGAGGACACAAACCAACTATAAATGAATTTAAAGATAGAGCTCATGCTCGTAACTTGGATAATCTCAACATATGGCATACAGTAGGCAGAGATGTTGAGAATGGTATATGGG